CTGTTGTAGCTCCCATACCTCTTAATATTTTACCCATAGCGGCATCTTGAACTGCACCAAATGTTTCAGGCTGTAATATTTCTTTTGCTCTTTTTATTGTTCCCGCATCTTTAAAAATTTTTGATGATAATGCTTCTGGATCATTAGCTAAATCTTTTAAATCAAGTAAAAATCTATCTTTATCTAAAGCATTTTTAGAATTAATTGCATCTTTCATTCTAATAAGAGCTTTTCCTAAGGGTAAATTTGTAATTTGATCCATAACATCTTTTGATAATTCAGGTTTAGTTCTTTCTAACACTTGAACTAAATCATCTAATTTTTCTGTGTCTTTTCCAAATAATTTTTTTACCGTAGTTCCTTTTGCTCTTAAGTATTTTGATAACTTTATAGGGTCATACATAATAGTTCCCCCAGGTCCTTGTGTTTCAATAGATTTATCTAGTCCTTCTTTTAACCACAATCTACCTAAACCTTGCCTAACCTCGTCAGCTAATTCTGCTCCTGTGCCTCTTATAGTATTATTAAGAATTGCATCTTCTTCTATTTGCTTTATTCTTTTTTCTAATTTTATTCTTGTAGGATTGTTAATATCTAAGTTTGAAATTTCTTCTTTTATTTCTTGAATAGGTCTTCCAGCTATAGTCTGTTTGTCTAATATTCTTTTTCCTTCATCTACATCAACTAAACCTGCTTTAGCTCCTAAAGCTTTTTTACTAGGTATACCTCTAATACCTTTTAATAATTGATCTAGTGCTTCTGGATTATCTTTATCTATAATTTTTTGCATAACATTTTTAAGACTAATTTTTCCATCTTTTGCCAAACCCATTATTTGATTTACGGCTACATTATCAAATCTTTTTATCCCAGAACTATATAATTTATTAGTTTTTTCTAACAAATTTAAAGCATCAGCTGCTTCTTGCAGTCCTATTCTACCTTCTTTGATAATATCAATACCCTCTACTTTAACTCCTTTTTTAGCAGGAACAGTTGTGTCTAAATTTCTAGCGGTTGTA